TTTAATGAATCTTTTAAAATTTCTGCACAAAATTTAGACTCTTTTTCTGGTTTAGCTTCTAACGAAGGAATTTTATTACCTTTTACTCAATCTGCTTCTTCACAAAGAACAATACAAGCTACACAAAATTTACCAAGTTATTCATCTTTTACTGCCGAAGCACTGGACGGAAGTTTAATAAATTTTTTCAATGTTGATCCTATAACAATAGGAACTAATAGTTATACACTATACTCTGGTTCTAAGTCTGTTGGGTTTACAGATTATAATTATGATGGTCAGTATCTACTAATTCCTTTAAATATTGATCCTAGAACTATAAAATTTACAACAACAAATGTTAACACTGGCGCAACCGCAGCTTATACTAAAGTAGAAAGAGGTGAAGAAGCAACATCTACTGGAAATTATTTTACTGTAATAAACGGACCAAACGGTTATATTGTCACAAATAATTTTATAAATTCGAATCCAATTAGTTTGGGAACCAGAGTTGAAGTTACTGGTATTCAGACTAATGGATCCAAAGGAAATGACGCTACAATTATAGCTACAACTGGAACAACATTTATTACACACACAGCGCCTTCTGGTGGCTATGATGAACTTTCAGTTGAAAGAGCAAGATCATTAATTTTAATTAATGGTAACGGTAGAAAACGGTGGGTTACATTAAATGATTTAAAATATGCTGTTTTATCATCAAATTTAATAGGAACGGATGACATTACTAAAATTACTGTATCTAATGGTAGTGTTCCCGGCAGTGTAAAAGTATATGTTGACAACAACCTCACAGCAGAGCAACAAACTAATTTGTTAACTTACTTAACAAACATAGGGCCAGCTTCCATTTCTATATCTTATTCACTATGATATTATTATTCAACCACATTCCAGTAACAGAGAGCGGTAAAATTGCCAAGTTTGTTGAATTAATTCAAGAAACTTATGGTTCTGATTTTTTTAGTTTGCAGGGAGAATATTGGAAAGGTGACGATCTTACAGTAGAATCACTTTTTCCGAGCTGGATAATTAAAAAATATGAAGAATCTCCAAACACTGTAAGCATTATTCCAATTATTAAAAATTATTTAAGATGGCTTTTTAGTTTAAAATATGGTTATGGAGCCCAATTGGATTGGGAAAATATAAGATGCGCTGTGACTGTAGACGAAAAACTGTTGCAAGGATTTGCAGAAAGTTATTTTCCTGGTGCAAATTTTAGTGATTCATCTATAAATGACTTGTTACCTAACATTAGAAAATTTTCTATCCAAGTTCAAACTTCATTTTTTGATATTAAAGGAACACCAAAGTCAATAAAACATGCATTGGTTACTTTAATGGGGTATCCATATTCAACAACTCAAGTATATGCTAGTGGTTCGGCATTATTAACTATAAAAGCAAATATTTTAGAAAAACATAAATCGTTTATTGAAAACTATTTGGTACCAGCGGGCGTGAATGTTAATTATCAGAGTGTTTAATTATGATTAAAAAAATGATTTTATTAGCCATGGAGTTGGCTTCTAAAGATTTATCTAAAAAAAGAATAGACATTGAAACTAAACAATTAAGGGTTCTTTCTTGTTTTGGACACGGAGATATTCCACCGTGCCCCAAAATACAAAAAAGTAAAAACTCAAATTATTTTCATTGTGGTGGTTGTGGGTGTGGGGATAATAAAGATACTTGGTTAGTCAAAGAACCAGGAGAATATGCAAAACTAGATCATTTATTTGTAAATTGTCCATTAAAAATGCCAGGGTTTACTAATTACGATCCCAATTTTCCGAAAGAACAAAATAGAAGAAAACAAATAGAAGATTTTGAGCCAGAAAATTTAAAATTAATTCAAGTAACAGTTGGAAGATCAGAAGAAAAAGAAAAGTTGGCCGAAGAATTACATAAAATGTTAAAAAATTCATAAATATTTGTATCATGGCCGTAACAACACGACAAGAATTTATCGACTATTGTTTTAGATCACTGGGTGCACCGGTGGTTCAAATCAATATTGATCGCCAACAAGCAGAAGATCGTTTAGATGAAGCTTTGGAGTATATGTATGAAAGGCATTTTGATTTTAATCAAAGGGCTTTATATGTATGCCCACTAACTGGGCAAGATATATCCAATAAATTTATAGACACAACCCAACTGGGAAATGCTATAGGAGCACAAACTAGAACTTTGCCAGATGGAACAACTGATGTGTGGCCAAAAGCTACTGATATTAGAACTATAAGTAAAGTTTATGCTCCGAGTCACGCAGTTGGCGATTATATGTTTGATTTAAGATACCAAATGACTCTTTTTGACTTTTTCGGTCTCTACTATAATCAATCTGGCGTTTCTAGTGGTCCAATTGCAGCTTACATGGAATCTATGAGTTATATTAAACTTGTAAATGATGTATTCAATTATCCAATGTCCTTTTCTTATACAAGAACAACAGATAGATTATTTTTAGATACAGATTTTTCAAAATTGACAGCCGGTAATTATTTGATGGTTGAAGCTTATGTTCAAATCGATCCAGAAAAATATTCAAAAGTTTGGTCTGATCGTGTATTTAAAAAATACTACACAGCACTTTTGAAAAAGCAATGGGCTCAAAATTTGATTAAATTTGCAAATGTTCCCCTTCCCGGTGGAGCAGTCATAAATGCACCAGCCATTTTAAGTGAAGCTAATTCTGAGCTAACAGAAATTGAAACTTTCTTGTTACGAACACAAGAATTGCCAGTGGATCCACTAATAGGTTAATATGGCTCTAAACCCTTACTTTTATAACAACCCCAGTGAACAAAGTCTTGTAGAAGACATAACCATAGAAATTATAAAAGCTACAGGGCAGGACTGTCTTTATATTCCTAGAGATTATCTCAATATAGATAAACTTTTTGGCGAAGATCCTGGATCTGCGTTTACTAAATCATATCCCCTAGAAATGTATCTACAATCATATAGAGGATTTGATGGAACCGATATTGTTACACAATTTGGAATCGAAATAAAAGATAAAGTTAGTTTGGTATTTGCAAGAAAAAGATTTACTGAAGAAGTCACTTATAAAGATATTTTAATCAATAGACCCAGAGAGGGTGATTTAATTTATTTTCCTCTATCAAAATCATTATTTGAAATAAACTTTGTAGAGCATGAAAATCCACTATATCCTCTAGGAAAACTTTATTCTTACTTTATTACAGCAGAACTATTTACTTACAGCTATGAAAAAATCAATACTCAAGTTTCTGTTGTTGATAGAGTTGTAGAAAACACCCGTCAAGACAACTATGAATATATGTTTGTTTTATCTGAGGGTGGTGGCACTTTTTATACAAACAATTCAGTATACATATACAATCAAGAATATGCACCCAATTTGCTTATTAGCGGTGCATCGGCATCCTCTTGGGATGCGATAAATAAAGTTTTGACAGTTTCTGGTGTTAGTGGTAATTTCTCTCCCATAGGATTGACAAATTATCGTGTTCAAAATGGTGATTGTGCTGGAACAAGTTACACAAATATGCAAACTTACATAATTCCGATGAACAATAGTCTTGGTACGACTGCCGGTATAAATGATGATATTGATGATGAAGCTGATATATTTGATGTAGATAAAAATGAACCCTGCTGAGGATAAAAATGTTTAACTATTTTTACAATAAAAGTTTAAGAAAAACCGTAGTAGGATTTGGTTCATTGTTTAACAACATTCACGTCGAACACGCAAATCCAGATGAAACACTATCCCCATTAAGAATTAGAGTTCCTATAACTTATGCACCCCAAGAAAAATTTATAAGAAGGTATTTGGAACCATCTTCCATTACTGATACAACTCGTTTAGAAAATCAATTGCCACGTTTAAGTTATATAATGACAAGTATTGTTTCAGATCCCTCAAGAAGAAAAAATAAATTAGGTAAAATTAAAAAAAGTATTGATGCCCAAGGAAATTGCACCAATCCAGCTTCAATTATATCTCAAGAAGTTCCGGTAAATATTACTTTTTCATTATTCATTTATACTCGTCATATAGACGATACTTTACAAATTGTAGAACAAATAGTTCCATATTTTAACCCAGAACATATTATAACACTAGATTTAAATGATGTCGCTACAGATGTAAAAATACCAATTACAATGGTAAATAATAATATCAGTGAGCGCTTTGATGGCGATTTTGGTACAAGAAGAATTAATATTTCTAGTTTTAATTTTTTAGTAAAATCCTACATATTTGGTAAAATTGAAGAACAAACTTCAATTACCACCAGCAACGATAATGTTAGTTTTGATTTAGATTATACTGTAGATACTGATGCAACATAAAAATGAATATTAATAAAAATTTAGCCCAATTTTTTAATGTGCCAGAAAATAAAAATACAGAAAACTCTAAAGAGCTTTCTGGGGGTACTTTTAATATAAACAATTTTCAAAAAGATTATGAGCTAGTACAAGAAAATTTAAAAGGTTTAATTGGCAATGGTAATATGGCTTTAGAAAGTGCGTTAAAGGTTGCCACAGAATCGGACTCACCGAGAGCATTTGAAGTTGTTGCCATTCTTTTAAAAACTATGGCGGATTTGAATAATAATGTGTTAGATGTTCATAAAAAAGCAAAAGACACAACAAGCCAAAAAGTTCAAGTAAATCAAACAAACAATTCAGTGTTTGTTGGTTCCACAAAGGATTTACAAAATCTGTTAAATAAAGAAAGAAGCACTGAAAAAGTTATAGAGGCAGAAGTGGTAAATACAGATGAGCCAAAACAACAATAATGCGGGATATAGAAATAATCCAAAGTTAAAACCACCTGGAGTTGCGCTAAACTACACAAAAGATGAACTTGAAGAATACATAAAATGCGCAAATGATCCAGTATATTTTTGTAGCAAATATGTAAAAGTTAAAACTCTTGATAAAGGCGTTATGCCCTTTAAGCTTTATGATTATCAAGAAAGATTTGTAAAAGCTATTCACGATAATAGATTTGTAATTTCAAAATGGCCCAGACAATCTGGTAAGTCTACTTCGGTAATCGGTTACATTACTCATTACGTTACATTTAATCAATCCGTCAGCTGTGCAATTTTAGCTAACAAATTAAAAACAGCAAAAGATGAATTGTTTGCTAAACTACAATTAGCGTATGAAAATCTACCACACTTTTTACAACAAGGTGTCGTAGAATGGAATAAAACTTCTTTTAAATTAGAAAATGGATCTAGAGTAATTTGTGATGCTACATCATCTTCTGCAATTCGCGGTGGTTCATTTAACTTGCTACTATTGGATGAATATGCCTTCTTACCTTCACATATAGCAGAAGAGTTCTATTCATCGACATATCCTACAATTTCGGCGGGTTTAACAACTAAATTGATAATAGTTTCAACACCAAATGGCATGAACCATTTTCATAAATTGTGGGTAGATGCAAACAGACCTGTCGGACACAAACTTAAAAATAAATTTGTTCCAATCGATGTAAGCTGGAGAGATGTTCCGATAACACCAGGTGGTCCCAAAAGAGATGACGTGTGGGCAGCAGAACAAATAGCAAACACCAGCGAAGAACAATTTCAACAAGAATATGGCTGTAGTTTTTTAGGTTCTTCAAATACACTTATATCCTCCACAAAATTAAATGTATTAGCACCAGAAGAATTTATTTCAGAAAATGCAGAAGGATTGAGAATATTTGAAGAACCACAAAAAGATAAAATATATTTTTTACAGGCAGATGTCTCAAGAGGGCAGGGCTCAGACTATTCGGCGTTTACTATTATAGAGGGATCGCAATCACCATACAAAGTTGTAGCTACATTTAAAAATAATACTATAAGCCCTTTTAATTTTCCTCAAATATTAAAAGTAGCCGGAGAAAAATATAATAATGCTTATGTCCTCGTAGAAACAAATGATCTTGGTGCTCAAGTATCACACGTCCTATACAATGAATTGGGTTATGAAAATTTACTTATGACAAAAATTTTAGGTAGGCGTGGCCAGGTTCTTTCACAAGGATTTGGTGGAGCTGGCAAAAATGAATTGGGGCTTAGAACAACAGCCCAAACCAAAAAATTAGGATGTGCAATATTAAAAAGGTTAATTGAAGAGGATAAAATTTTATTAAATGATGAGAGAATAATACAAGAACTCATGTCATTTGTTTCCAGATCCAACACTTATAAAGCTGAAGAGGGGCACAATGACGATCTGGTTATGACTTTGGTATTTTTTGCATGGCTCAGTCGGCAAGACTATTATTCGGATTTAATAGAAACCGCGAAGATGAATTACGCTCAACCAGAAAATGCTGAAGAAGATAATGTACTTTTTATGATTAATAATTTTGATGACGATGACGACAAATTTTCTGATGGCAGGGTTGTTTGGTATCCTGTTTAAAATTATAAATATTTTATAGAAATAAGGTCGATCAATGCCAAATACTAACCCAAATCTTGGTTCATTTTTAAATCCAACCCAATTTAGTTCAAATATTCCATCTGCAAATCCACTATATGCTGGAATGGTGGCTGGGTCTACGTTTAATTTGCCAAACTTTTCTGGTATTTGCGGTGCGGCTGAAAAAGACCCAGGTGGATTGTTTGGATGGTTAATTTATGCTAGAAATTATAAATCAAATCCAGTTATCGGTTCTACTGCAGATAAATTTGTAACTTATACTTCTCCCTCAGACTTTATTGCCGACTTAAATAAACTTTCTGGTGTAACACATTGTTTGATTGCATACACTGGTAGCGGAGGAACATACGGATTTTTTAACCAAACTGATCCAACAGGCGTTGCACCTAAATTACCTCTCGGTCATGATTTCTTACACTGCCTTCACTATCTTTCATACGGCGGTCAAATTATTATTGCTGGTACAACCACCGGCCTTAATACATATGAAAATAATACGGGAAATAAAATAGAAGTTTTAATTGGGAACACCGCAGATTCTGATAGAGCACAATGGTTGGTTGGAAAACAAGCAACAGTTGGTATTTTTGGTTCTGGTAATGGTATTGGAGATGGTATAACTGCAGCAAACTTTGCATCTCTTTTTGGTAATGCTGATTTGGTTTCGGGCGCAACCGTAGCAGACAGAATTTTTAATATTTACGGCTACAATGGTGCAACATATAATGTTGATACCTTGCAAACTGGAGCGGTATTAAAATACTCAATACCTGCGGTAGCAGATGTTGCTGGTGCATTCAGCGTATCAAAAAATTTAGGACAACTATTTTTAACTGTTGCTGGGCTAGATAGATCACAGATTTTAAATGGACAAATAGGAAATACTGTAAATTGGACAGATTCATTAAAAAATACTTTAAAATCAAATAGAGTAAATTTTTATGTAAATTATAATCCGGTTTTCTTGGGCTCTGATGTTGTCGGCGCAACTGGGAGTGCAAATGCTGTTACTGTGGCTGACAGACTTGGCGCAGCATTCTTAAAGAAAACACTTACACAACAAATTACAGATATTGGAACCAAATATTTGTTTGAATTGAATGATACTGGAACCAGAGAGCAAATTACCACAGAAGTACAACAACTTTTGGATGAATACTCATATGCTTTAGCCCCCTCTGGAAATCAAGTTATTTGCAATTCTTCAAATAATACAGATTATTCATCTACTTTAAATATTGATGTTGTAATCAAACCTGTGCTTGGTGTTGATGCGTTTGTAATTAACGTAACTCTAACAGCATAATATGTCACAAAATTCAATAAAATTCTTTAAAAATAATTTTAATGGTGGTACAAGAGCCAATAGATTTATTGTTGGTGGTATGTGGCCCACCGGAATTCAGGCTCCAAATAATGATAGAGATTTAAAAATAAAAATATTTGCATCTGCGATGCCAAAATCAGAAGTGGGTACTATAGCAATTCCATATAGAGGAAGAGCATATTATTTACCGGGGGACAGACAGTATTCTGTTTGGTCTGTAGATGTTTATGATGATACTGGAAATAATAATATTTGGAGAGCTTTTAATAAGTGGAAAGAATTAATGGACAGCCACGAAAATCATACTGTGGCCAACAACGATTTTTCTTATGAAGGACTACAAAAAACTTGGAATATAAAGCAACTTGATTTAGACGATAAAATTCTTAGAACAATAACATTATACAGGTGTTGGCCAAGTGAAATTTCTTCACTAACGTTTGACATGGGTTCAACGGAACCAACAACTTTTAGAGTAACACTTACTTTCGATTATTTTACTATAACAAACATCAATTAATGATTACAGATTTTAAAAATAATTTCAATGGTGGTTCCAGACTAAATCGATTTTTAGTTACTGGAAGAATTCCATTTTCAAATCAAAGTATGTCTAGGTTTCATGTTCGTGCAACTTTAATTCCACAATTGCAAACACAAACTTTAAGTTATGATTATAGAGGTAGAAAGATGCACTATCCCCTAGAAAAAGCATATTCCTCATGGAGCATGTCAATTATAGACGATGTTCAAGATTATGATTTATGGAAAGCTTTTCAAACTTGGCAAAATGAATTAAATGACCACGACGAAAATACTTCAAATAATAATGTTGTTAATCATAATCCAGACAGCTTTAAAGCCGTTTGGACTATTCAACAACTAAATTTAAATGGAGATGAAACAGATCCAATTAAAAAATTTAGTTTATACGGCTGCTGGCCAAAAGTTATAAATCCAATAAATTTAAACATGAATAGACCAAATACTATCAATGTATTTGACGTTGTTATGATTTACGACTATATAAGAATAGATAATGTTTCAACCTAATTAAAGGAATCATATGGAAATTGATATTTTTGGATTCCAGTTTGGGCAAAAAGAGCCACCAAAAAAAGAAAAAAGCGATAAGGCTTTACAGGCTTTTGCCGCACCGGAAATGTTTGATGGAACTGTTACCGTAGAAGCTGGTGGCTTTTATGGGACAGCTTTAGATTACGGCGCAAATTTACGTGATGAAAATAATGCAATAATTCAATACAGAAATATGTCAGTCTACCCAGAGATTGATAATGCTGTAGATGAAATTGTAAATGCTGCAATCGTCCAAGGTACCGATAAAAGGGCGATTAAAATTGATTTAAAAGATTTACCAATTCCCGATTCAATTAAACTTAAAATTTATAAAGAGTTTGATAAAGTTTTGCACCTTTTAGATTTTAGCGGAAAATCATACGAAATTTTTAGAAGATGGTATATCGATTCCA